TCCATAGACTTCAGAATCTCATCAACAGTCAGCTGATGTAATCCCACTGGCACAGCCTTCCCAGACTGCTCTAAGAACTTAAGCTGTTCCTCAGTGGCTTTTTCCTCGGGAGTGATAATCTTAAATGGAGTGATGCCACTGATACTAGGAGTAGCTACCTTATTGAATATCTCCTCAACAAACGCCAAGTCTGCATCTGATACTCCATCTGGAGGTGGAGCTAGCTCAAGGACTTGGTCAAATGTCTGAACATCACCCTTTAGCACTAGTTCAGGTATTCGAGCCATTACGACTAGCTTCCACTCACCAGCTTCTATGTTAGAGTCAAAAGCAGCTATATCTGCCTCAAGAAGGTCAAGATAAGCCTCAGGAGTTTGAGCACCATATAGCTCCCAGAGCTTTCCAGTCTGAGGAGTAATCCCAAATCCGCTAATAAGAGTCCCAGTCTTCTCAAATAGCGACGGAGGGTGGAATACGCTGCTCTGTGTAGATACAAGATTATACAGCTCTAAGAGCTCCTGTTGGTCAGAACTTACCTTAGTTAGGTTTGTCTGAGTTTTAGCCATCTCCTCATCAAAACCAGGAAATAGCTCTGTAGCTTTCTCTTCTAGGTCAGCTTCTTCTCCACTAGCTAACCTTGCAGCTCGTTCCTTCTCCTTCTGCAGAAGCCAGTATATTCCTGGAGAGCCAAACTTAAGTGCTTTCTCGAGCCAAGTTAATTCAGGTTCAGCCATTATTCGCCCCTCCTTCTTGCTTCGGAAGCCCCACCAGCTTCTTCAGGTACTCCAGTAGTCATTTCTCTAGGAACAGACTCACGGACTCTGCCACCAGGAGCAGTCTCTCGTTCCTCCTCAATCATTGATTCTACTTTTGCAGCAGCCTTCTCATAAAGTGCAGCTCCGTCTGGGTCTTTGAGGTCCTTCAGTGTCCGTGCTTCGATTCTGAGTGCTCGAACTAAGTCAACAGCTACCGCTACAGGATGGCGAAGAGCATCATCCTTTTTAGTCTTAGCTAATTCCCTACGAGGATTCTTAATCTCAGGAAAGAGCATATCCATAGTAGTTTCAGTGGATATTCTAAAATCAGGGTCAACCATTCTGGCTACTGTAGCCCTCTGAGCAAAGTCACCAGGTATCCTAATTTCAGATGACACCTCAATCTGGTAAGGAATAGATACCTTCGGCAGATTAAAGTCATAAGGACTATAGTTATGCTCTTCCATAGGCTTTATCCAGGCATCATTGTCTATATCTTCAATCAGTCCTTTAGCAGCATCGTGATAAGGCTGAAGTATTGTCTTAGCAGCTGATGCTATTTGACTCATCACATAAGCACTCATAGTTCCTTGTATATTGCCCCAAAGAGCCCAGGGCAAACTTCCTCGCTGAAGCATCTGCTGCATATCGAATTTATCAGTTCTCATCTCAACAGGAATAGGAGGAACTGGCAGAGGTGTTATGTTATCTTGAGGTCCACCTCTAAAGATTGCCCCACGCTTGAATAGGTCTTCTGGTCTGAGGATATCTCCACTTGAAGATTGCTCAAACCAGCGAGCCTGAGCAGTATCTCGAAGTAGCTGCAATCCAAAAGTCCAGTGCTTGTTATAGGTCTTATACATCGCTTCGTTAGTTGCAAGTGCTCCCTCTCCCATATGAGCTATAGCATCCTTCTTACTACCGATAGCTCCCTCAACATCTGGTAGTCCAGCAACAGGTGATGTCAGTACTGGTATTGCCTTCATGTTAAGTTCTTGTGATGGAGGCTTCACAAGCTCATTGCCCACTGCAATAGCGTTAGTAACAACGCCATTCTCATCTAAATACCACAAGTCATTCAGTACTTGCTCACCACTTAGTCCAGCTCTAGGCGCTTTCCATCCCATCCTTGCAGCCTTCATTCTATAGGCAGCTACCGACAATGGATAGATGTGAGCAACTTGGACTACACCATCGTCACTAAACTCGGGATATACCTGAGCAGGATTCCAACATTCAGCTATGAGTTCGTCTTGAGTTGCTAGAGCTAACACTGCAAACCAGCCAAAGGCTAGTATGAAGCGAAGTAGAGTGAAGTAGAATGATTGCTTGCCTCTACGCCTATATGTCCTGTTGATAGTAGCCCAGCGAGTTTCAAGAAGGTCTTCAATCTGGGTAGTAGCCATTATATCTGGAGGAGATAAGCCTTCACTAGATATCCTATGGTGCATAGGTTCGTTTAGTAAGTGGAGACCCAGGTTAAAGAAAGTCCTAGGCTCATTGGTAGCCATGCTTTCCATATCTTCTTCCTTGAGTTCATCCTCTTGAAGCAACAGCTTATACCAGTCCTTGAACTTATCATTTCTATCCTTCCAGTTAGAAGCAAGCTCGTTACACCTTACTACGAGTTTAGTTGCAGTTAGTTCACCCATGTTTCCTCCTTACCAAGTCTTCCATCCGCTAGTGCCCACAAAGCCTATCTTACCTCTATAATCATCTCTACAGACTATAGCTAAGGCAGCAGCATCGTGATAGTCGTCAGCTCCAACTGAGATAGGTCTTTCATTATACCACCTGATGTTGCCCATTTGAGTTAGTAAGTTCCTATCATGAGTAGTGATATAAGGCAATAGTCTAGCAAATTCCTTAATCATATAAGGTTTAGTTCTAGGAGTAGTCAGCCACCCTACCATGCTTTGAGTTCTGCCAGAGACAATATCCTTTCTATAGTACTTGTTAGCGTAGCCCTTGAGTAGGGCTATTAGCTCCAGTCCTTGAGAGTTAGCTTCAGGGCAGATTTTAGCATTGTTGTAGTACTTAGCCAGCTCAACCACTGCATCCCTAAGTTGCTCGTCAGTGAGATACCCACCTAGAGTCGCACAGTGGAGTCCGTGAGTCTTACCATCCTCTTCCCAGAAGTGCCATACTTCAGCTACTGACTGAGATTCTTTACCTACGCCAGGGTCTACTCCCACGAAATACTTCTTGCCTTCCTCTGAAGGATACCAGATATCAGCTCCAGCAATTCTATTCACAGGAGGCTTTACCTCCTTCATCATGCTCTTAACCAGAATCCCATCATATACCATGTCTCCTGCAGTGAGGAAGCAGCTCTCATCATCTTCAGGATATTCCTGAGCAAAGAGTTTTCTAGTCTCACCAGTGAGAAGCAGCTGTTCCATCTCAACCTTTTTGTATCTCCTCCACCTCACCTGGTCCTCAGTTATGTTTAGACTGTGAACAAGTGCTTCCTCCTCTGCTGTATAGGATAAGTCTAACTTATCATTAGCAAGTGCAGCTGGATGATTCCTTGGTAGTCTATACTCAGGGTGCATAGTCCAAGGATAGAAGTGAGCTGTGAATGTAGCACCACCAGAAGATTTCATGTCTCTAGCTACTTTGTATAAGTAGCAGTGAGCATTCTCAGCTCCGTTAGCTGTAGAGCCAATCTTAACATTGCCGTAAGGTATAGCTGGAACTCGCTGAAGGATAGGGACAGTTATCCTTTCTATAGAACCAGCATCCCAGAAGGCATACTCATCCATGAGCAGGTTGTGGATAGCCTCACCTCTACCAAAAGTATATGCTCGAGCTGAGCCGATGTAGAAGCTACTGTTAATATCAGGAAAGGTCTTCTCATAGGCAGAAGCGTGGTGCATCTGAGGTATGGAAGGAATTGCCTCATTGAGACGGTCATAGAAGAACTGAGCCTTTCGAAGTAGCCGTTGAGTTATAAACTCCTCATAGCTGATAATCACTGACACAGTTCCAGGATTGAAGATAGTGTCGAGTAGATAATCTCCTATTACAGCTGAAGTAAATCCGACCTGAGCAGGCTTTACATAGATGTCCATACCTGTCTCAGTCGTGATAACGTCATTCTGGATAGGATTGAGTCTGACTGGGACTAGCTGTCTCCGCTTATCCTCAATCCACAGGAACTGCTCTATCCTACGCTTCTTGTTGTGGAGCAGCTCATCAAGAGGTATGTCGGTTGGGAGATACAAGCCTGTGTCAGTCTGAACCAAAGTTATATCCTTAGATTATTTCTTTATAATCTTGAGCAAACTACGCTGTGTTGCATATCTATGTGCAATCTTTCTCCCAGTCCTTGCAGTTCCAGGAGACAAGGTTGTGAGAACCTTTCTTACTCCCATTTTAGCATAAGCTCTACGACCTCTTGAAGTTAGCTTCTTTGCTACCCTTATTGGGCGAGTTGTTCTTACTGCCCACCTTCTAAATCCAGCCATTACTTTATCCTCCTTCTCTGCCCACGAGTAGTAGCAGCCTGCTTTATGCCAACTCTACTCACTTGGGCTTTGTTGATATTCCGCAGACTCGATGTCGTCTTCCTTCTGCTCCTTGCTTGCCTCAAGCTTCACCTCCTCTCGGGTGCGACTTATTGATATGATAAACTTAGTGAAATCTAGTGGCTGCCCAGTCCCATCACCTATCATGCCTTTGAGGGATTCTAACTGTTGTGGAGTATAATGACCTCTAGCTTTGAGTAGATACTGGTGCTCCTGAACTGGCAGAGGTCCTTTCATGCTATTCATTATGATATTATAGTCCTTCTCCAGAATGAGCCTGTAGTTACGGAGGAACTCCATACTGGCATATTCTAGACCCAGCCGCTTTCTAAGCTCGGGGAGTTGCTGCTCCATGCTAGCAAATGTAGGGTCTCCTTCACGCCAGCGGACTATTGTTCTTTGGGTAACTCCTATAAGACTAGCTGCCTCTCTGATGGTAAAGCCACTAGCTCTATAGCCAATGTATTTAGACTTCTTGCTGTCCCAGTTCTGCTCAACTATAGACTTAACGATATCTTCAGGACTGTCAGG